TAAGAATGTGCCAGAGATTCAAAAGTGTATGGATGAAAACAAGAAATGGTTTTATGTAGATGTAGGATACTTTACAGAACAGATAACAAGATATCCAGAACCTAAAATTCATAATTACGACAAGACATACTTTAGAATAGTACATGAAAATTTACATACAGTAAAAGGTATTCCTGGTGATGGTGAAAGAATACATGAATTAGAATCAAAAGATATTAATGTAGAGTTTAAAGGTTGGGAAACAGGTGATACAAATCATATTCTAGTTTGTCCTTCATCACAAATGGTAACCTATAATATAAATGGTATGAATCAAGATGAATGGATAAATGAATGTGTAACTGAATTGAAAAAACATACAGATAGAGAAATAAAAGTAAGAAATAAACCTAGACCAGGAAATGAATTTTGGAATACAGATATAAAAGATAGCTTAAAAGGTGCTCATTGTCTAGTTACTAATATGAGTTTATCGGCTATTGACGCTGTTATGAATATGACACCTGTAATATGTCATGATAAAAATGTATGTTCATCAATTGCAAGTAGAGATTTAAATTCTGTAGAAAAACCTTTTAAACCAGGTAGAAAAATTATAACTGAATGGATGAAGTTTGTTGTAGAAAATCAATTTACTTTACCTGAAATAGAAAGTGGTAAAGCATTTGAAGTAATGAGGAAACAAATAGTATGAATTTTTGTTGTGTATTTTATGGTACAAAATATAAAGTTGAGTATGTACAAAACTTATATAACATGGTACAAAGAAACTTAACGATACCTCATAACTTTGTTTGTTTTACAGATGACATTAGATTACAAAGAAAAGTTACAGGTGATATTATATGTAGAAAATTTCATCATGATAATTATGAAGGCTGGTGGAATAAAATGCAATTGTTTTCGCCACAGTCAGAATTAGATGGTGTAAATTTTTATCTAGATTTAGATGTAGTCATTCTAGAAAACATAGATAAGTTTATAACATATAGTAAAGAAGATGAATTTTCAGTAACAAGAGATTTTAGTTTTGCGACAAAGGGTTGGAACTCTAGTGTTATGAAATGGAACAATGCAACAGAGACAGAAAGAATATGGGATGGTTTCATTGCAGATAAATCTAGATTCATGCAATTGCAAGGTGACCAGAATGTTATATCAGAATTGACCACAGATGTAATAGAAGATATGCCTAATCTGAAAGTCAAACCTAAGGACAAGGTAAAACCATATCCTGATGAATGGACATTCTCATATAAATGGCACGATAGAAAAGACCCTAGATTCGACAGAGGTCGTTGGGACTTTGCTAGAGGTGAAGGTTCTATTGCAGTCTTTCATGGTAAACCAGACCCCCATGATTCTGAACAAGATTGGGTCAAAGAAAATTGGAAATAATTAACTAAACGGAGGTAAATGTGAACCACTACAGCACAAAAGAAATGAACCAGAGTGAGTACGATAAAATTAAAAATATGGATAATGTTGAAATACTAGAAGAAATCAAAATACCAATACATTTAACTCATCAAACAGATGATTTCGGTAATGAGATTGATTCTCAACAATATACATATCAGGTCACCCTAAAAATATCTATGTAAAAGTGAAAAAAATGCTTGACATGGCATTTCAGATGTAGTATAATCCTATCATGAATTGTACAATTTGTGAACAATATCTATCAAATGAGAATCATTCTCAACAAAATAATTTAAATTATTTTCAAATATCCTTTAAAATCAATAGTTTAGGAGAGCAGAAAGTGCTTGACAAGACTTGCCGTATACCATATAATATACTTATATTAACAAATAAGAGAAAAACACTATGAAATACATACTATCAGACATAAAAAAAGGTTATAAGATTACAACAATCATGAAAAGACATGATATATCTGCGACACTAGTTATCGCATGTATGAACATAATTCAAAAATCTACAATGAGGGCTGCTTAATGATAAAATCTAATATGAAAAAAGAAATAATGAATCTTAATTTATCAGAGTTGAATGACTTAATGGGATTTATTCAAGATGTAAAAGTCATGAACGCTAAAACATCATTAAATGTTGGTGATACGGTTTATGTTGTACAAAAGACAAAAAAAACATTAGGTACAATCTTAAAAATTAAGATAAAAAAGGCTCTTGTTGAAATGCAAGGTACCAGATATAATGTACCACTATCAATGTTGGAGGCTATTTAATGAATATGTTAAATCAAATTGAAACATGGCCTGGAAAGGGCGAATGGATGAAAAGAAAACCATTAGGTATGCAATCTTTATTAGGTCGTACATCTGAAAGATTATACACAAGAAAAACATTAGATAAACTGATAAAAGATAATCTATCACCTGATGGAGAATCTTCAATTTCTAAAAATTTACCAATAGATATATTGCATGATTTTAAAATACACTTTAAAGGTATGTTTAGAATCAGATACAGAGGAAAAAGTAGTATCAGAGACAGATATTTTAGAGACCCTAGACATTGTATACAAAGATATGCAACAAGTTTCTCAATTTATCCTATTGATATAAGATTATGAAAGTATTACAAGAAATAACAGATTGGGGAGAAGATATAGTGAGTAACAATATCTACTTCGTAAAAAACAACAATAAGTTACATGCCTATATTAAAGAAGGCACAGATAAGATTATTAAATTTAGTAGACCACTATCATTTAGTAAATCAAGAAGAAAGTTTAAAGAATTAAAATCAGAAAATTACGAGGCACAATTATGAGTATGAATGACTACGCTATGAGTATAGCAGAAAAAATAATAGATGAAACATCTTTAAAAGTAATCGAAGGTGAAATAACTTTTGATGATACAGAAAAGATTTATCAAGAACAATTAACACATGAGGAAACCACAGCATTAGGTTTCTTAGGAATACATGATGAAATTGATTTTAGAGAGGTAATTGAAAATGAATCATAACGGATATTTTGCAGTAGTCCTAGATGATACTTGGACAGATGTTATCAAGAAAAATGCAACAATGGATGTAGTCAGAGGTGACCACATTACCATTGCATATAAACCTGATAATACTACTTTTGAAAATTTAAGAGATATAATGGGCAAAAGAGTTAATGCATATATTGATGAATTTAGAAGTAATGAAAATATAGAAGCATTTTTTGTAACAGATATGTTTTATGATTCTTACAGATTAACAGAAAAAGAAAAAAGATTAGAAAGAGTTGATGAAGGTATGGCTCACATAACAGTTTCACATAAAAAAGGTTTAAAACCTAAAGAAGCAAATACCATGTTTACGAATCCTACTTCTAAAAGACAAGCAGTAGGATATGTAGAAGGTGTATTCAAGTGGATACCATTTAACAAACAGGAGACAATATGATAAGAGAGAAACAACAATCAGATAAAATGATAATAGACTTAACAGGTCAAGATGGTAATGCATTTTGCTTGATAGGACTTGCAAACGATTTATGCAAAAAATTAAATCGTATGGGTGCAAAGTACAATTTTGATTCTATCTACAAAGATATGACACGAACAGACTATGAAAATTTAGTCCGTACTTTTGATGATTACTTCGGACATTTAGTAATACTAGAAAGATGATTATAATACAAATACTATTTTTTATATTTGTGGTGTATTGTGCATTTCATTTAAATGAGATACACGATTATATTTGTGATAAATTAAGTGAATTAGATAATTTAATATTTAGGAGATAATTATGATAACAAGACAAGAAATAAGAACAGGTTTTGCAGCCTTAGAAACTAAAGAACAAAAAGCAGAGTTCTGCCTACAACATATGCAACAAGAACAAGAATTGCCAGAGTTGTATGAGAATCTAGTAAATGCAGACGGTGAAAAACTATTTAACTTTAAAGGACTGTATGAATCATATTCATCAAGTTCACCTAAAGATTATATTACTATGAAAAACTATGGTATGACCATGAGAGAATATACTATGAGGAAGATTACTAAGACAAGTAAAGGTAAATCAACAGATGAAATGATTGAAGATGTATCAGTAGAAGTTCCTAATGTTAAGGAAGATGATGTATCTAGAATCGTAGGAGAAATGAATGAAGTATAATGAAGAACAAATTCTACAAGAGATAGGTGCCTATATTCAAGGTACCTATAAACAACATTACAGTACCACAGAAGATGGTATGCAAGTTCAAGATATGTTGCGACATTTAGATATAGATAAAGATTTCTGCCAGGCAAATGCGATTAAGTATCTTTGCAGATATGGTAAGAAGGACGGTAAAAACCGAAAAGACTTACTAAAGGCAATACATTATATTGTACTATTAATGAGTTCAGAAAATAATGAAAATAAAGCTTGACAAACGCTTTGAAATACCGTATAATAACACTAATTACTATAAATGTAATAGTCATGTGGACTTAAAACACACTTATATAACAACAAAGAGGAAAATATAATGGCAAGAGCTAGACTAAGCAAAAAAGAAAAAGTACTAAACTTACTATCTAAAGGACAACCAGTATTCTGGAGAACCCTAAGAAGTAGATTTGACTTAACATCACCTAGAGCAATGATTGATACATTACGCTCAGAAGGACATATGATTTATGTCAATGAAAACACAGGTACTAACGGTAACAACACTTCATATCGTATGGGTACACCATCTAAAGCTATCGTGGCAGCTGGTATACAAAAACTTTATGGCACAAGTTACGCTTACAGTTCTTAATGTGAGAATGGTGCCCTTCGGGGCACCTACCCCATATGATAATCAGTTACAAGTTGGAGGCAATTCTAATGTATCACAAAATAAGTTCAATGTGCGATAAAGTACGAGTAATTTATGAAAAGTCAGAACAATTACGAATAGCAAAATATGGTCATAAAGATGATGTTACTGAAAGAGAATCAGATAATGACATTGACATTATGATTAAAGACATACAACAGTTATGTAGAGAGATAGCAAATGATAAAGGAAAATATAATAGGTATCCAGCAAAAAAGAATGCTTAGAACATTCGCTATCATATTGATTGGGTTGTCCTTACAAGGATGTTTGGCAACACGGTCACATATCGGTGCCGGTCTGGGTGCAACAACAACGACAGTTGCATGTGTATCAGTAGGAATTGATAATCCATATGTAATTGCAATGTGTACTTTAGGTGGTGCAATTGCAGGCGCTGACATGATGTATCAATCAGACTATGATGTTCATTATGGTACTTTTGTAGACCATATGAATGTTGCAACAAGTGGTTCATCATATACAAATTGGCACAACAGAAAGACAGGTAATAGTGGTATAATAAAAACAACAAGTCTATACTATCAAGGACCTTTTAAATGTGTTGATTATGATGTAACAGTTGATATAACAAATCCTTGGCCTGTTATAGGTATGGGTAACATAGACAGAAGAACAGAATTTGGGACGGCATGTCAAATGCCAGATGGTAGATGGTTAGAAAAACCATATAAAAATCCTTACACAGGAGAGTGGGTGAGTAGATGAAAATAGATATTGAAGTTGTAATAGCTTTTTTAATGTTCGTAACATTAATGTGCTATACAACACATGTTGCAAATGCAGATGAAGAATTTCACCCTAAAGTAAAACCAATTAAACAACAATATTGTTTTACAAAGATTACAACAACAATTAAAGATGATGTGGTTACAAAAGAAGAAAAGTTAATCTGTGCAGACGGCAGAAAAAACTTTGATGAGCCAGGTTATTGGGAATTGTTTTCAGAATTTTATTATCGTGATACAAATGCACCAAGTTATTGCAGATATTACGATAGACCGAATCATGCTTTTAATACGCCAGGAAAAGCATGTCTTACAAAATCTGGCGATTGGGAGGTCCAATGATAAAAAATGTGATAATATTTACTTTGGCATTTATCATTATAACTATGACTGATGTTACAATTGAAGAGGTTGTGATACATCTTAGTAGTAGTATAAATAGTGTTATTGACAGAGTGATAGGAGTAATATAATGAAAAACATAATGATAGTTGCCTTAGCACTAACATTAGGTGCATGTACAACAACAAACAATCCAATGTACGCTTTAAAAAGTGAAAGTGGTGATGTTGTTACACAAGTACCTGGTTGGTTTATGGCAGATTATACAAACATGAAAATGTGTGGTGATGAAACTCATGAAGGTATGTGTATATTTGGGGCAGGTACTTCAGTATCGCCTGATTTAAACCTTGCGATTGAGAAGGCAAAGATGGTTGCAAAATCTGAAATTGCTGATATGATAAAAGGTACCATGAATAAACAAAGTAAACAGTTCATTACTGAAGTTGGTAAAACTCAAAGTAAAGAAGTAGTTACAGAAGTTGAAAGTGCCATTGTCAATTCTATCGAAAATACTCCTGTTCGTGGGTATGAAGTCTTTAAACAAGATGTGGTGATTACTAAAGATGGTAATTATCGTGCATATGTTGGATTAAGACTACCTATGGGTGAGTTAAATAAGATGTATAACTACACAGTAGAACAGGCTGTGGATGCTTATCAGTCTAGAGATAGTCAAGCAAATACAATATGGGATGATATGATGTCATCCAATGAGGAAATAGAAAATGAGAATAGTACTGTACAGTAAAGATAAATGTACCTATTGTTCTAAGTCCAAGGTTATGTTAGATAACCTTGGATTAAAATATACAGAAAAGAAATTTGAAAATTTTGATTCTGTTGAAAGTTTTAAGAAAGACATAGGTAAAGATGTTAGAACAATTCCACAAATAAAAATTAACGGAGAATTGATTGGAGGATATCATCAGTTAGTTGAATACTTAGATGACCAAGGTCTAGTTAATTTCAAAGGAGAAAAAGTTGACCAAAGATAAAGACAACATAATACAGTTTCCTGGAACTAAAAAGAACAAGATTTCTGAAGAACAAATTAATAATTTGATAGAAGAAACAAATTATCATAAAGAAGAAACTGAAATGATTGAACATACTATTGATGAAGTTGCAATAGATGTAATCAGACATTTAGTAGATATAGGTTGTGATATAAATAAAGAACATTTCTATGGTGATTTAGCATTAATAACAGAAGTTTTAAGAGGTATGATTATGCGAGATTTTGGTAAAGAACATCTTGCACAAGCTTTAATTGATAAAATAATTACTGTTGAACATAATGCAAAAGGTGAAGTACAACCTGTAATTAATTATAGTAAAGTTTTAGAACCGAAGGATTTACCACAACATAAATTAGACTTTGGGGATGATAATGAAACAGAAATTGTTTTTGAACCAGACTTTGAGTTTCCAGAACCGGAAGATGATAAATGATTTTAGTTGATTTAAACCAAGTGCTTATATCTAACTATATGGCACAGACAAGAGGACAGAAGGCACCCAATATAGATATGTTTAGACATATGGTGCTGAATAGTATTCGAGGATACAATTTAAAGTTTAAAGAAAAATACGGCACACAAATCTTATGTGCTGATTCGGCAAACCCTTGGAGGAGAGATTACTTTCCTAACTATAAGTATCAAAGAAAACAAGTTAGATTAGAGACACAGGAATCCTCAGATAAATGGGATGACCTTTTTGATATTATTACGGTTGTAAAACAAGAGATTGCAGAAAACTTTCCTTACATGGTTTTATCAGTAGATAATTCTGAGGCAGATGATATCATTGCGATACTATGCAGAGAAGCACATAACAATAAAGAAAAAGTAATGATAGTATCAGGTGATAAAGATTTTATACAGTTACATAAATATGAAGAAGTAAATCAATTTAGTCCGATTCAAAAAAAATTTATTAAAGATGAAGACCCCAAAAAATATTTACATGAACAGATTATAAAAGGTGACCGTTCTGATGGCGTACCTAATATACTATCTGATGATAATGTTTTTGTAACAGGTGAGAAACAACAACCAATACATAAAAAGAGATTACAAGAGTGGGCAGAATTAGATAACATACCACTTGGTAGTATAACAAGATTAAATTATCAACGAAATAAGAAGTTGATTGATTTAGAGGAGATTCCTATAGCGATACAGGAAAACATTATAAATACTTACAGGTCATATAAAGTACCCGATAGTTCAAAACTATTACAATACTTTATAGACCATAAATTGAAAAATTTAATGAGTAACATAAATGACTTTTAACATGAGGAAAATATTATGGCAGAAAGAAACCCAAATCTGATGTCGCCAGAAGCTATGCAAACATTAGCGACAGGTGGTACAGGCAAATTGTTATTTAGTGAGATATTTACTAAAATAAACAATGCAAAAGTAAAATCAAAAAAAGTAGAAATCTTAAAAGAAAATGATTCACCTGGTCTAAGAAGAATCTTAAAAGGTGCATTTGACCCAAAAATACAATGGGATTTACCTACAGGACAACCTCCTTACATGGAGAATGAGGCACCAGCAGGTACAGAACATACTATATTAGAATCTGAATCTAATAAACTATGGCACTTTGTAACTGGTGGCGATAATACATTATCTAAAACAAGAAAAGAAACTCTATTCATTCAAATACTAGAAGGTCTTCATAAAGATGAGGCACTATTAATGTGTCATGCAAAAGATAAGAAGTTGCATAATGTCTACAAAGGATTAACTCCTTCAGTTGTGAAGGACGCTTTTGGATGGAATGATGATTTTATTGACCCTAAAAAAACTTAAAAAAGTGCTTGACAATGAGTTGAATGTCCTGTATAATGGACACATTAATTATGAATATAAAAGAAATAGTACAAACACCATACACAACAAGTCCTAGATTTACACCTATTGACTTTGTAGAGTTTAAAGAATATCTTCAAGATGATTTTGAGGAAAGACTTATTGAGTATAATACTCTAATGGGTGATATGTCATTTGAATCTGAAACTGCTGAAAACTTGAAGTTAGTTAAAAAAACTTCTGAGGTAATGAACATAGAACCTTTTAATGATATTATAGAAATGGGTTTAGAAATACCTGATGATGTTATTATTATGTACAAAGGTAAAGTTGAGGCAGCTTTTGTTGCAATGGCAAGTTCATGGAATCCTAGAACAGTACAAGGTAAGACACTTGAAGAAGTTCATCAACCTGTTGCAGATAATGAAATGTTATTAAGGGCAAGTGATGGTATTTGGCGTTCTATGACAAGTGGTAAAAGTTTTCATAGGCATGTATGGGGAATATCACCCCTAAAAACTTTAAGTAATCACCCTAGACATAAAAAACCAGAGTTTAAAAGTCTAAATGATTTATACTTTAGAATAGAACATGAAAGAACATTAACAGTTGATAAAGATACGGCAGCTTTTTTTATTGATGTAGAAGTCATATCACTATCTACAATATTTCAATTAAAACATGAATATAGAGATTTAATAAAAGAATCTATTAATAGTATGTCAGAAAATATTCTTGCATATAAAAATTTAGAAGAAGTAAAGGAGATGATAAATGGGACCACATGAAGCACTAAAATTTATTGAAGAAGTACTTTTAATTAAGGCAAGTGTTGAAATAATAACTACTGATGATAAAATTTCTAGAAAAGTCAGAACAGATTTATTAGACTATCTTGATACATTACTTGCTGAATATAATAAAGTAGTATCAGACTTTGAAGAAGGTATGGAAGAAGAAATGAATAAACCTAGGAGTATACATTAATGAAAATAAGTACATTTGTATTATTAATTGCATTAGTTTTTTGTATAACTACATCAAGAGCAGAATCTAAAACTATGACAATGGTTGTAGATGGTAAACCGATTATAACAATTACAGTATCAGAAGAAGATACTGAACCAGAAACTGAGGAAGAACCAGACTGTGAGTAAAATTAAAAAAATTCCATTCAAGTT